AAATCACGGTTAGTAACCCAGCCCTTCCTGATGATACTGTCTTTAGTATCCCTGGGCTGAATCAGTCGCTCAAGAACGGTGAGTCTTACGAGACTACGCCGGAAGATGAAGAGACACTTGAGCGTGAGTACGGTGCGGAGTGGAAGCAGGCGCTTCACGAAGCAGGTTTCTCCGCATCTCCCCGGTCCAGCTCTAGTGCAAAGAAGGGAGGTGAATAGGAATGGCAATTGGTCTCGGTGGTGGTGGGTATGTAGGAATCGCGTTTGAGACAACGATGGGCACTTACGTTGCGCCCTCGGTCTACATTCCGATTCTGTCAGAGAGCCTTGCTTACACAGAGGATCGTTACCTTTCGCCGGCAATTCGTAAGGCGACTATGGTAAGTGACGTGCGACAGGGTTTCTATCACGTTGAGGGTGATATGGATTGGGAAGTTGACCCGACCTACGCTCCGTATTTCATGCACATTGCACGACTGTCGGTTGCGAAGACGGGTACGACCCCGAACTTTACATACACCTACACACCATCGTCCGGTGCATCCGGCGCGGGTGTAGCTACAACCAAGACTGCGTCGATTACCATTGTGCGTAACGCGCGAGTGTTCAAGTACGTTGGCTGCGTTGTTACGTCGTTCAACTACCGTGTGGAAGATGGTATCCTCAAGAGCAACATGACGATCATGGGTATGGGTGAAACTGGTGCCAACGGTGACACACCGCCTACGCCCACATTTACTGATCCGGTTCTGATGGGTGCAGCATCGCATACGGTATTCACAGGAGCAGTCGCAAACTCGCCGACGGAACCGACCTGGGCACAGGTCAACGACTTCCAGGGCTTCACGTACAACCATAACGACAACGGTTCGGCACAGAACAGGATTCGTCCTGATCGACAGGCCAGCTACATCGCTATGGGTGAAACCGAGGCGACGATTACATCGACACTCGACTTCCAGGATCGTCTGGAATACGAGAACTTCGTGGCTACAACTACGAAGGCAATCAAGCTAGAGTCGCTCAACACGGCTACGCGCGGAGTTAAGATTTCAGCATTCCGCACAGTCTACACAGCCTACCCGGTGAACCTGCCGGGCATGGGTGACATTGTTACGGCCGATGCCGAGATGCGGGTTCTGTTGCAGAATACGCGCTCGACTCGGATTGAGGTTCTGTCACCAACTGACATTACCTAAACAACCTACGGGCTTAAGGAGAGGTTATGCCTGTTATCGAACATCACGCCGAACCACAGAGGTTCGATCTGACGACTGCAAAGGGCGGGTACGTTTGTATCCGCCCTTTGACATACGAGGAAGTTCTCGAACGCCGCGACAAAGCTGGCCGGGTTATCATGGAGCAGGAGCAGCGCGGTAAGAAGTCGTCCAACGAAATGAAGATCGATCTCATGCAGCAGGCAACACGCGAGTATGAGTTTGGTCATCAGATCGTGGAACATAATCTCGAGCTGGCTAACGGACAGTTGGTCAATTTTGCTGCGCGCAATATCCTTGCACGTTTGAATGCGCGTGTCTGCACGGAAATCGAGATGCTTATCGACGAGGTTAACAAGGAGCCTGACCTGGAAAATTCCGAGGCAACGTCCGACGCATCCTCGATGGAAGAATCTCTCACGACCAGCTAGACCCAACAGGGGAGATTTCCGAAGCCGCATCTTGGATTGAGATAGCAGAACTCTGTTCCAAGATAGGAACGTTGCCTTATCCCGGCGGCTTATTTTCACAGCCAGGATGGACAGTACGAAAGCTGAGTGCTGTGTACCAAGAGCTAGCAGCACACGAGAAACACGAAATGGAAAAAGCAAGCAGAGAAGCACCACAGGTCGATTATGCTTAGCGCCCGTGAACTTGTACTGATTCTGCGCGTACAGTCTACGGGCGCTAACGACCTGCGCCGTATGGCAGGCGAGCTTACAGCTTTGCAGAAGGCTGGCAACAAACTTCATACGACGGCTAGGGCGATGCAATCCGTAGGTACTACCGCTCAGCTTGCCGGCGGTATTGCCACAGCAGCCTTCGGATTTGCAGCCCACAGCGCAGCCGAGTTTAACAAGGAAGCAACGCTGGTAGCGACTCAGACCGGCCATAACTTCCGCGACATTCGCAAGAATACCAAGTTCATGGAAGACGGTATCCTGAGCTTGATGCGAACGTTCCCGGCTGCCAAGGAAGAAATGACCGCGTCAGCGTATGACATTTATTCATCGCTTGACGTGAACCTCAAGGGCGGCATGCGCCTGCTCAAGTTGTTCAACGAGGCTAGCGTGGCCGGTATGACGGATCTGTCTACGGCGACTAACGCTGGCATTACCGTGATGAACGACTTTGGTGGCAGCATCAAGGATATGGCCGCACGTGAGAACGAGATGTTCGCCGCAGTACGCTTCGGTCGTATGTCGTTCGATGAACTGTCGAAGTCCATGAACGTTTTGGTACCGGCAGCGAAGCAGACAGGCCAGAGCTTTGACGCGATGATTACCTCGATGGCATTCGTGACACGTCGTATGCCGAATACTTCGATGGCAGCTACCGCGTTGTCTCGTGCGTTTGAGCTTCTGAATCGTCAGAAGTTTGTGGACAGCATGAAGAAGGCCGGAGTCGATATCACTAACGCTCGAGGTCAGCTACTCGATATCGAGACGGTTATCCAGCGCATCTTGGACAAGTATCCGAAACTTGCTAAGGGTAACATTCAGAACTTCATGAAGGATATGGCAGGCACGGAAGGTACTGTGCAGGGTCGCCGTGCACTTACGTTCCTGTTCCACGACTTCGAGAAGTTTCAGAAACTCCGCAATCAGATTCAGGGAGATAACGTAGAGTTCTCCCGCTCGTTTAGAGCGATGGCTGAGACTCCGGCAGTCCAGTGGGCTACTTTCGTAAATAGGATGAAGGCTGCCGGTATCGTTATTGGTCAGAACGCAATCCCAGCATTTGCCGCAGTAGGTAAGTATGTGGAAGAAGCTGTTGGTTGGTTTGAGAGTCTAAACTCAGAAACCCAGCACACCATCGCATACTGGGGCACACTGTCTGCGATATTCCTTTTGGTCGGCGGTACGATTCTACAAGTCGTCGGCTTTATGTTGGAAGCTGCGATCACGATGGCACGTCTAACAGGCGCAACGAAACTGATGACTGCTGCATGGACAGCTTTGAAGACGGCATTCACCGCATTTCGTGTTATGGGCCTGGCAGGAGGCTTCCAGTATTTGGGACTGGCACTCGGTGGGATTGGCCTCAGTGCAGGCGCCGCAGTTGCCGGCTTGACAGCACTCGGAGTTGCGTTCTATCTTATTCTACGCAGTACGAATGAGGCTGACACAGCCATCGGTAGAATGCATATTGCGCTCCAGAGATTCGACGATGATGCGCACACGTTTTCGCAGAACTTTAGCACCATCGCTGACACGCAGCAGGAAATCAATCGTTCGCAGCTTAATCTGGATGCATCCAGGCGAGCACTTGCCGACACGAAGAAGGGCACAGACGCCTATCGACAGGCACTACAGGCTGTAGACGAGGCTCAGCTACAGGTTACGCGATCGAACGAAATCATGGCTAAGCAGATGGGCAAGATGCGTAACAGCTCTCGCGCCATGATGCTCGATGTACGCGGCATGCTTGGCGGTCTAGCTGACCTACAGCGTCAGGGCGCAGGTACCGATCCAAGTACGGTTCACGGCGCACAGGCAGCAGCAGCACTCGGACGGTTGAATCAGTCGTTTGAAGGATCGTCGGCAGAGGTTCAGAAGAAGTTGCAGGACTTTGCGCCAGATTTTGAGGCTGCAATTCAGGAGTGGAACCGAGCCGTAGCTCAGGGCTTGAATACACAGTCACGAATGGCACAGGCTACACTCGGATCGTTGGCTCGTATTCAGGGTGCGTACATGGGACTGAATGACGAGCAGAAGAACGTGCTTGCTAGCCTCACACAGTTGGCTGGACGTCCGCTCAAGGAATTTGAGCTTCAATACATCGGCGGTTTGAAGGGGATTCGCCGCGAGAATGCGTTGACGTTCCTGTCGATTTCCCACAGGCTACCAAGCTCGAGCTTCTTGAATCAGATTGGCAAGATGGCTCCGCGCATCCAAGGGTCTGTAACTGCACTGGCGGCACACATTGGACGTATGCCGACCAAGAAGCAGGTCAATATCCTCACCAATATTCCGCGTGAGGCAATGCCGGCGGTTGAGAACTTCATCAAGCGTACCGGCAGGATTCCATCCAAGAAGCAGGTTACGATCTTCGTCAAGGTCGAGCAGCGGCGACAGAATCTAGAGAAGCAGATTCAGGAGCAGGGACGACGGATGAAGATGCTGCGCGTTCCAGGCTTCGGTGTGGATACATCAGCCGCACAGAAGAAGATCGATGCTCTGCGCGGTAAGCTGCGACAATTGGATCAGAATGTACGCAAGCGGCGGCAGGCGACGATTTTCCTCAAGTCTAAGCCAGCAGATGCCTCAGGTTACGGTACGCAGCTAGGCAATGATATTAAGGCCGGTGTTCTGTCCGGTGCTGGTGGACTTGGCGCTGCACTTGGAGCGCAATTGTCTCAAGACGTAGACCAAGCAATGCAGCAAGCACGTAGCCACATCGGAGCGAAGTCACCATCTGTGAAGTTTGCCAAGCTCGTTGGTGAGCCAATCATGGAAGGTATTATGAAGGGCGTCGAAAACAAGAAGAAGGATATGCTTGAGGCGATGCGTAGCGCCATGAGTGACGCCATCGATAATATGCAGTCCATGATTCAGGAGCGTAAAGATACGCTCAAAGATCAGTTTGGCGAAATGTTCTCGTCAGACATTATTCAGCAGGCCAGAGATTGGGGGACCAAATTAACGTCGGCCGATCTGTTCAAGGATTTGACACAGCGACGATCCGCGCTGCTCAAGTTTCAGCGAGGAATTGGACGATTGCGACGACGCGGTATCTCATTCGGCCTCGCCGAAGAACTACGGCAGCTTGGGCCAGAAAGTCAAGACGCGATTGATGCACTGAGTCATATGACTGGACGTCAGCTTAGGCGTTACAGCAGACTTTGGGGCGACACCAACGGCAGGATCAACCGCATGGCTGTCAACCAGTCGAAGGCCACACTTAAGCACTATCGTGCGCAGGGAGCTAACGTCGCACTTGGCTTCATGCGAGGCATGGAGTCTATGCGCCCGAGTCTAGTCCGGTACTTCCGCAAGGTGTTTCTGGACCTGTATAACCAGACCAAGAAGACACACAAGTCCCACAGTCCTTCCAAGCTTTACTACAACGAAGGCATGAACGTAGCTATGGGCTTTAGGAAGGGCATGGAACATGGGATGCGTGGCGCAGCATTAGCTCCTGTGGGAGTTCGTATTAGTGGACGCATGTCACAATCCGCACAAGGTGGAACGAGGCATACTCATTACCACATTCACCAGCGGCCTAACGAGTCGCTTATGGCTACGCTTAGGCGGCACGATCACGTCAATAGGGTGCGCGCATGATTGACTACATCTTCTTCGAGAACGTCAACGGCGCGACTATTGCGTTGAACGAGGACACGTATCCTGTCAATAGCTTTGAGAGTCACGTAGATACACGGCGTGACGAGCTAGATCGTGTGCTGGATCATGGACGCTGGCCTGCCTATCAGTTTAGCGGTGTGCGTACCTTCAACATTGAGGGCACGATTCTGTCCGACGAGAAGGGCATCATGCAGCGGGCGCTAGAGCTGCAAGCTGCGTTTGTAACATCGCCGTGGATGGCTCTACAACGCATCGGACGTTTGCACATCAAGTACACAGGCATTGACGAGGAGCTAATCAGCGACGTTTACCTGGACGGTCATCCGTCGATTCCGCTCGCCGGACTATCTCCACAGGCAGCAGATTTTCAGATTCAGCTAGTCAGCGATTCGCCTGCTATGTTTGCGTCACAGCCGATCCAGTACACTACTGGCAGCCCACAGCCGGGCACAGGACTCGTGCTAGAGAACGTGGTACTTGAGAACGTATTTCTGACGGGTGACGCCGGTACAGACGTGGACGTGGTCAACACTGGCAACATGGAAACTTACGCGACGATGCGTTTGTGGGGACCAGTGGATGCACCACTTATCAATATGTTCCACGGCAGTTACCAGGTGCAGTTGAACCTGGGAAATGCGTATCTCGGAGCGGGAGAGTTCATCGACATTGATATGCGCGAGCGCACGATCATCAAGAACGGCGCAGAGAACGCATATCAGTATTACGATCCAAATGGATCAGAATGGTTTGTTTTCCCTCCAGGCAGCAGCACAGTTAGTCTATCAGCTTACCAGGCGGTTGCGCCGGCCCGTTTGGAAATCTTTTTGCAAGCGGCGTATATGATCTAAGGGGTGAATTGAATTGCCGTCAGCGGAGAAAGTTGAATTCCTGACAGGCCGAGGATACAACGCTCGAAACTGGCGTAACATCGGCGTGGAGGATATGGGACCTGGTGTAATGGGACGCGATGATATGCGCGTAACGTTCAGCGCCGGTCTAACAGTTAACGTGTCACCTGGCGTCGCTTACGTTCGTGGTAGGGCGAAGGCAGACCAGGGTATGTACCGTGTGTATCAGTCCACGGTTGGTGGTTCGATTCCTGTCACACTATCGGCCGCAGCAGCTAACCCACGAGTCGATCAGATTGTCGTACAGATTAAGGACTCGGCTGAAACTCCGGGTGGCGGCAACGACGGAGTCATCGACGTTATCGCAGGAACGCCCACAGCAGGTACCACGCTAGACTCTCGCGCCGGTGCTGCCGATCTTACGACGATCCAGAACCCCAACGTCATTGTGCTAGCTGACGTGCTGATTAACGCCAACAACAGTCCGGCGTTGTCCAATGCGAATATCCGGGATCGTAGGCCGTTCACAATGTACGGTACACACCCGCCGGTATTCAACGACATTGACCAGGTGACGTTCCAGGCACCGCCAGATATGCATGCTGGCCGTGTGTTGGCGACTGCAACAGACCATGCATCTAGGCAGTCCGCTTGTCTGATGTATCTGTCTCGCAGGATTGCAGCGACACGTATTCGGTTCAAGTATCAGCAGGGTGCCACGGTAGTTGCGACCGGCGCTAACATGCAGGTTGCGATCTGCGATGCGTCCACACGTTTGATCGGACGTACCGGCAACATTGCTTTCGGCGGCGGCTCGCCCAATCAGGGCTTCATTGTCAACGCACCGTTTACGCCTGCACTTCCGACCGGATATGTCTTTGAGCCTGGGCTGTATTGGGTGTGGTTCGGACTCGGTGCGATTACGGCAGGATCATCGTTCGGATACATCGGTGTGACAGCAGATAACTCAGCATCGCCTGGGTTTATCGCTATGTCACCGAACACGTTTATCCGTGGAACAGGCACACCAGGAATCACGTTCCCAGCGTCCAACACGTTGCTCGGACTTGTCGATTCGTTTACTGACGGGTTCTTGGCCGGTAACGTCAACCTGCTTCCCGTCCCGATTATCACGCTTGCACCGTAGTGGCTATTAGCTCTATCTCATGGCAAGCCCCTGTTGAGGGTTCAACGTGGAACGTTGTACCTCCGGCAACGCAGACGTCTATTCCGGTAGAAGTCGTTGTAACTCCGGTTGCACCAGCGACGATCAGCACTGTCACAGTATCGATCAACGGTGGAGCAGGACAGGCGCTCACGTTTGACGCGGCAAGTTCGTCGTGGAAACGGACACTGAGTAGAGCTGTCGGTTCTTACACGCTTGTCATCACGGCAACAGATTCCACAGGAGCTACGCTAACAAGCACAGCACGACACTTCACAGTATCGTCGTCAACGTCCAATCCGAATCCACCGGCAATTGCAGTTGCAAGTCCGGCAGAAGGTGCGACGATTGCTGGGCCAGCATTGTCCACCATCGTGGATATCACAGAACCGGACGGAGATGGCATCCTACTAGGCTCTGTGGAAATCTCTATCGATGGCGTCAACTTTGTCGCTATGACAGGCCCAGCAGGTACTTCGGTAGTTATTCCTGCGGGTGTGCCAGAGACTTCCAAGTGGATGTACTACGCACGTGTACGCGGCGTACTCGATGGGTGTCAGCTAGGCATGGGTCCGTCACGAACACACATCGCTCCCATCGAGACTTTTGTCGGCAACAACCGAGGCTTTTGGTGGACGGATCAGCTAGGGGCAGGTAACGCACCGTTTAATCCGGACGCTATCGGACGCAACGGTACGAACTATGATGGTGTGAGTGGAGTCAGCAAGCTTACCTCAGCGGTTTGGACGTCAGATGTAATCAATCCCCTGAACGGAGTTGGCCTCCCGCATCCGATTGACGTAGTGCCGAACATTCTTGGCATCCGAAGTGCCGATCCAACATGGCCGGCAACGACAGGTGTTTGGAACGGAACACTTCCACAAATGCAGGCATGGACAGCGTCGGGACACCAGGCGATTGACGTGTGGGTACCTGGCGACGGAAGCTATGTCGATCAGTGTATCGACAAGTGGGCTAACTTCATGCTGACGTTGCCAAGGCTGTGTATCGTGCGACTCTGGCATGAGCAAGGCAACGGAGTCTATAGCGACATTGGCGGCGACTGGTCACTGTTCATTAGCAACTGGCAGAAGATCGTTGAACGTCTGCGCGATCTAGGCGCACTAGGTACAGACGTAGCTACAGCTAAGGCTATGGTTGCATGGTGTCCTGCATCACACGCTGACAGTCCAGACGACGATTCCAAGTCGTATCCTGGCGGCGAATGGGTGGACTTTATCGGCCGCGATATCTACGCACACACTGTGGACGGTACGCACCCGGCTGGTACCTTCAACGCGGCGAACAACTGGCGCAACGCTGCACAGCAATGGTACGATCAGTTCAATCCAATTAACGGACCGAAGAATCCCGAGAAGCGCCCGATGGTTGTGTTTGAGGGTGGCGTCGAGACTATCGATCCAGAACGTGTTGCCAAGATGACACAATACTACAATCGCCTGAAAGGCAACTATCCGGACAACGGACTACCAATTGGTGATGGCATTACACCATCATCACACGACGGTCCTTGGACTGGCATTAGTGCCTCGCTATGGTGGGATGGGAGCGGCAATGACCTAGTTGATACCCCAGCAGGTTTCCAGGCTGCTTATACCACAGCAGTCACAGACCCGTACTTTGTCCCCAATGGGATATTTAGTGATCCAGGAGCATAATGGCTGTTACTAGATTCAGAGCCAGTAATGCGCCTGCCGGTCTATCTGCGACCGGAATTCTCGAGTGGGCTGTTCAGCAGGCCACGAATCACTACGAGGACAATCCCAACGCAGCCGATCTGTATGTGTCAGACGCATCAGATCAGTTTGTGTTTACGGCTCGCACCGTAGGTGGACACGCATTTCCCGGATTTACTGCCGGACTTCCGATTGGTACTCGGCAGGCGGTAGCTGTATGGGACGTGAACGTCACAATGTTGACGACACTACAGTTCCAGGGCTACCACCACGTTCGTATCGAGATGCCAGCCGGAACAGTCTACAAGCATAGGATCGACACAGTGGTGTTCGATTCCTACGGCTCTCACCACATGAGTATGGTGGGCACTGGCACATCAGCACAGTTTGTAGATACACGTGGCGGTTATCAGGAGCGTCCTGAATGGACAGTCAACAAGGCCATTTGGGATATGCGTACACACCTTAACGGTGGTAGTGGTGATG